TGAACAGTCGCCACCTAACAGGCCATGCAGTAGATTTGGCGGCCTTATACGGCAGCAAGGTGGCGTGGGACTGGCCTTTGTACTATGTGCTGGGTGATTGTGTAAAAGAGGCCGCAAGGCGGGTTTCAATCCCAATAGAGTGGGGTGGCGACTGGAAATTATTTAAGGATGGCCCACACTTTCAACTACCTTGGAAAGAATATCCAATATGAATCCATTACTGATTGGCAGCGTTATTGACATTGGCTCAAAAGTCATTGATCGCTTATTTCCAGACCCGCAACAAAAAGCGGTAGCGCAATTGGAACTTTTCAAATTACAGCAGGCCGGAGAGTTTAAAGAGTTGGACGCACACGTTGAACTTGCACGTGGCCAGATGGAAATAAATAAAATTGAGGCAGGTTCTGATTTATTTCGCGGCGGATGGAGGCCAGCATGTGGGTGGATTTGTGTGTCTGGGCTTTTTTACAATGCTATTTTGCAGCCTATCGTACCGGAGTTGGTGGCGATGATAACCGGCAAAGCCATGACGCTGAGGCCGGCTGATACCGAGGTGCTGATGACGCTTTTAGGTGGGTTGCTAGGGCTTGGCGGTATGAGGTCATGGGAGAAACTCAAAAACCGCCAATGAATCAGACGCTATACGTGAACAATTTTTCTATTTTATCGTTCACGTAATCCATAAATGATTTTTTATTTCCTTTTTCTTCTTCATTTGAATACAGAGGAATAGGGTCTGAAAACTTTATTCTTCTGTAAAGTAATTCCTGATCGTTTTTATATGAAATTGCCTCGCTGAATGTACAAAATAGAATCTGACTAGAATTAAAATTCGGCAAGTGCAATCTCAACATCCAAGCAACTGGCTTATTCATATTTTCCTTGACTCAATAAGTTTATTAATAACCACTGTCCTAGAAAACCCAGTTAGATCGCAAATTTCTTTTAAAATCTGAGTTTCTTTAGCGCCAAGCAGAACAGTTAATTTTGAACCGCCTGAAGCAATGTGTCGTTCTAAATGCGCTTTTACTGCACGCTGCACTGATTTTGTCATTGTGTCTCACAAACTTTGTAATATAAATTCTAGTATTATTAAAAAAATCATTTTTCATTAAGCCGGTTTGCCACCAATGTCGCATACCCTGCAATATCCACCCAGCTATCGGCATAATCTGAATCGCCGTTTATAATCCTGGCAATTTTATGGCAGATCATTTCTAACGCTTCTGTCTGGTCGCATGATAAATTTTTTGCGCGTTTCATTAATTCAACGGTAATTATTGACTTCAAACTTTGCGCCACAAATGCGTGGTCTTTGAATTTACCGTATCTTAAACCGCGCTCATCCAATATATTTTCAACGCTCATATTTCCCCCCGTATGCGCCAGCCAATTTCTAAAGACCGGACAATTTCTCTCACTTTGTAAACGTTCATTCTGAAATACGCTTTTTTTGCATGAATAATTGAATTCTCGAACCTCTTTGCAAAATCAGGTGATATTTCTTCTTTGTCTTTTAACTTTCTGGCCATTTCCTTCATTGCCTCAAAATCAATGCTCAACTTAAATGATTTTGATAGCGCTTCAATCACCTCAGCAAGGCCGAGAACGGCTGGGTGCGCAATGTAGTACAAACCTTCAAGGTCTTTGTAAAGAACCGTTCCATCCTCAGTAGAATAAACCTCACCGGCTATTAACTGAGAGCAGAACAGTTCGATACCGCCAAAAACAGTCTGAACTTGCGCAAGCGTAGGGCGTTTAAACCGCATCGCTCTCATTCCATTTGTTCAGGGTTTTAGCAATGTTTTGCAAAATATAAAGAGGAATTTCACTCCGAAAACCTTTTTCAGGGTTTATCAAATTGATCAACAACTCTTTATACTCCTTCAATTCATAAGTATTCATTTAATCCCCATCAGTGAATATAGATTATAAAAACAAATTACGGCAGATAAAATACAACACACGCTAACAACGCAACAGTGAATAAAATCATCTTTCATGCTCCAATCCCAATAAATAAAATTACTGCAAAAACAAACCCAAAAACACCGCCGCAAAACATAGGATGACGATCCATCCAGTTGTCTTCGTAAATGTAGACATTACTTCCATACGCTTCTTTCCTGCTTCGTGGTGTTTTTTTAAACTTGTCATAGAATTTCATTTTTTTTTCTTCTTTCTTCAATTTTTTGTTTTAACGCATCAATCTGAACCAGATAATTCAGAATGTTTCCGATCTCGTTTACCTCAAGCGCAGCGGCTTTTCTTGCCTCAACTTCCAGCCTATCTGCGGCTTTGCGTAATTCCTGTGCAGCTTCAAAAATCATTTTCGCCTTCATTTAAACTCCCCTGTTGAACCAATATAAGTATACTAACACAAACAAAAGACAGCAGGGAAGTTTTTTTAATTATTTTTTATCAGAACGGAACGTCGTCAGGAATGTCCGCTACTGGCTTTGGCTTTGGTGGTGCTGGCTGGTCTGCATCGGTTGGCTTTCCTGCAAAATTAATCCCAACAACTTTACCGGTCATCTTGGATTTTTCTGCGCCATCTTTCCCGACATATGTCTCAATGTGGAGTTCGTCCAGACTTGCGACAATCTTTGTGCCTTTCGTCAGATAGGGCGCCAGTGACTCTGCCTGTTTGCCCCAGATGGTGCCATCAATCCATTGCGTGGGGCGCTTACCGTCCTTGCCCTTGCGTCCGTAGGTATATGCAAGTGATACGCTTGCAACGGCATCACCACCGCTTGTAAAACGAACCTCAACGTCACGACCAACTGTTAAAAGTGCAGTAAACATTATTTCTTTTCCATTCTTTTAGTAATTTGTGAAACTTCATCGTTAAAAAAATTTACTTCTTCTGCCAGGTTCTTTATGTAATCCTCGTCACGCTCAACCCGTAGGACAAAAAGCTGCAAATGCTCAGGAAACCGTGGGTCATAACTCACGAAGTCGCACCAATCTGCATTTGTAACCCACAGGCCAAGCTGAACTTGTGGCTTGTACTGTGATGGAAGGCGGCTAGCTTCCAGGTATTCAAAATGCGTGGCTGACTCTGGGCATTTGATCTCAATCAAATTTGTGCCGTTGAAACCATCAGGCGAATAACCAATGAATTCATCAACCACTTTAATGAACCCAGCCTCACGAACCATCACTCCTTTCAGTGATTCATACGCCCCACGAGCAAACTTTTCCTGCTCGATGCCCCATTGCATTGCACCGCTAACAAATCCATTTTCTTGGGCAGCTCCAGTGATTCGTTCAACCGCTAATTTAGTGCGGTATTGCTTGCGTGTAGCGGCCTCACCTCCTGTCTTTAACTTTGCCAGTACATTGGCCACACCAGATCCGGTAACGCATCCCAAACGGGCGTTAAACCATTCTGGTGACCGTTGCTCAAAATTGAGTTCTGTCGTTTTCATGAAAGTTCCTTTTTCCGTGTGTCTTTTTCATCTGCGAGTAATTTCTGCTGCGACGGTGGGATTGATGACCAAAGTTTGGCCAGATCTTCAAGCGTTTCACATTCTTTGATTTTCTTTTCCAAGGCCGAATCTTTTACAACTTCTGGCCGGATTTGAATTGTTCCATTGCCATCGTCATCGTCACCGCCAACAACGGTAACCAAGGCCATCAGGCTGAACCTACGGGCATAGGTTGTCGCAGACCCAATGCCTTGTGCGCTATGCTTATCTACAAAAACTGTGATTCCTTCCGTCTCAATCCATTGTCCTGATTCGTGCATCAGCAAATTTGAACAAGTAACACCGTTCTCGGTTGTTGTAATGTCCTGCAACAGGCTTAAACCGTTACGTGCTAGCACAGGAACAATCGCATTGCGAACTGATGCCAGACTAGCGTATGAGCTTTTAAAGTGCGGGTTTTTACTGTCAAATTTTGGATTACTCATGTCGCTTTGTGCTTTTGCCAGTGCTAATGCCAGATCAGCGATATTTTCGGACTTTTTCATTTTCTGCTTTCAGTTGCAGGGGGCTTCCCCCCTATGTATTTATTCGTTTTCTGCGGTGTAGTAGGCGTTCCTTATTGCCACTTCAGCGGCGGCCAGCCTTACGTATTTGGCGAACAATGCGCCTATCACTTCATTTGATGCGCCAGCAGCGACCAAGTGAATGCACTGGTACATATCCTCATGGCAAATACGCTCGTCCACTTCTGCTAGCGTGCTGTACGCCTCTTTGAATGGTTTTTGCAGAGTCTCTGCGAGTTCTGCTTTTTCACGTACGACCAGATTGGCCACTCGGTTGGTGTAGCGCATTTCTGCGCGGTCTTGCTTAAGAAGTGCTTCGTAGGTTCCTGCTGGGTAATTAGAAGAATTCATTTTTGCTGCCTTCAGTTGCGTTGAAAGAGATTAGATTATAAACACAATTTATTAGTGTGTGTTGGCTTTTTTGCTTTTTTTTGAATTTATTTTTAGGAAAAGAAAAACCCCGACGATTGACGCAACCAATCTCGGGGTGGTGGCCGGTGAACAGGGAAGAACACCGACAAATGAATTTTAACGGTATGCAAAAAAAACGCAAACAGTGCTTTTCATGCGCTTGCTTTATGTTATTATTAACACATCAAACAGCGAGGGATTTATGGATAGTAGAAGGTTAGAGGCGGCAAAACTTGGTAAAAAATCCTACGATGGTAGGCCATGCAAAAACTGCGGTGGTACTCATAGGTATGTGCTCAGTGACGGATGTATTGTGTGCATGAAGGCGGCAGTAAAAAAACAGCGCGACAAGTTGAAAGGGTTGGCAGCATGAAAATAATTTGGTATTCGTTTTACCCCGCAGACTATGCAAGGGATACATCCCACTTATCAATGATTGAGCACGGGGCTTATCGAGCATTGATGGATCATTATTACATTACAGGAAAGCCGCTTTCTGCAAGTGCATTGCATTTGCATCGCGTTTGCAGAGCGTTTGCATCTGATGAGCAGGAGGCTTTGAACAGTGTTTTGCATCAATTCTTCACATTGACTGATGATGGATGGAAGCACGGAAGAATTGAGGCTGAACTGGCCAAGACTGGAGATATAAGCGCAAAACGTAGGATGGCAGCGACTTTGCGGCATAAAGGAAAAAATGAAAATTTAAATATTGATGCAAATGCAGGTGCAAGTGCATTGCAAATGGATACACATACACAATCACATTCACAGTCACATACACAAGAACAAATACAAAAAGAAAAAAAAGAAGAAAAAAAAGAAAAGCCGCAAGCGGCCAGCGCTACGCGCTCTATTGTCTCTAAACCTGATGACGTTTCAGACCAGACTTGGACAGACTGGGTAGCCCACAGGAAAGCAAAGAAGGCGACGGTCACAGAGACGGTTTTGAAAAGCATACAGGCCGAGGCAGACAAGGCAGGCATGAACCTGGAGGCCGCCTTAGAAACGATGTGCGCCCGGGGTTGGTCAGGTTTTAAGGCCGAGTGGGTTCAACCTGCTGGAGTGGTGAACGGAAAAGTGACGGACAAAATTTTGGATGAGTTTTCCGGAAGTTCAAACGTAATTGAATTTGATGCAGAAACAGGAGAATGGAAATGAACGACAGCGATAAAAGAGAATTTAGCGTTATTTTAACTTCTGCTTTAAGCCAGTACGGTAAAAAGTTTGAAGAAGATGCTTTGCGTGAAACCCTCAGAATGTGGTGGCGTCTTATGCAAAATTTTGACATTGAGACTTTTCGCGCTGCAATGGAGGCGCATATGCTTGACCCAGACGCAGGAAGGTTTGCCCCAATGCCTGCACACATCGCTGGCCAGATTCAGAAATTATCACCGAAGGCTAAAGCACAAATTGGAGTTGATGAGGCGTGGTCGATTGCCATGCAAGCCGAAGACGAGCAATCCACCGTTGTGTGGACTCAACCAATAGCGGAAGCATGGGGCATCGCTAAAAACGTATTGCCAGACAGAACCGGCGCACGAATGGCTTTCAAATCGGCTTATGAGCGCATTTTGAGTGGCCTTCCTGCCAACGCAGCGCTCAAATGGTACCCAAGTATAGGAATTGATGCGGCAAGGCGTGAGGACGCTTTAAACGAGGCTGTGAAAATGGGCAGGTTGTCCGGAGAACACGCAGCAGGATTGTTACCGCCACCAAAGACTGAGCAAAACAAAGAAATCGCAGCGCAATACTTATCGCAACTTCGCTTAATGATCGGGAAAAAATGAACTCTATTACAAACGTAATTGATAACTTTCGCTGGGCTAAAATTCTGAAATCTGAATACGCCTTGTGGTTTTTATCCGAGGGGGCGAAGGATGACCAACGTCTAGAAAAAATACTGTTCCGGCATGTGGAGCTGGGTAACGTAATTGAGCAGGGGAATGGTTACAAATTCGCAGAAAATGTGCGGCGTGATGAATTTGGAAGGTTGAATTTTGCTTAAATGGTTTAAGACAAGCGAGGAAAGCATAAGTAACGGGCGATTTCATATCGCTCGGTTTATGTCCGGAAAAGAAGCCGGGTTTTTGCTTTGGGATGATAAAAAATTGATCGGAACTTTTGACAGCGCTGAAGAAGCAAAAAAAGAAGCGGAGCGATTAAATGAGTAAAAAATACATGAGTAGGGTAGCTGAACTCGGGTGCAGCTTGTGCCAGGTCATTGGATATGGTCCAACACCGGCAGAAGTGCACCACCTGCGCGAAGGCGTAGGAATGGCTCAGAGGAACAGTGATTTCTTGACTATCCCTTTATGTCCAGAGCATCACCGAGGCGCTGGTGGGTTGCATGGTGACCGGTCAGCACTGAAAAACGCACGGCAGGATGAGATGAGTCTTCTGGCTTGGACAATCGAGGCGCTAAATGGCTAAAACATCACCAACCCAGCGCAGTCTAGCCTTGCTTCGGGAAGAAGGTTATCACTGCGAAATTGTGGAAAAGTGGAACTCTTTCACCCGCACACGTAAAGACCTTTGGGGCTGGGCAGATATTCTGGCCATCAGACGGGGAGAAGTTCTGGCGGTGCAGGTCACAAGCGGAAGCAACACATCAGCACGGGAGAAAAAAATAGCAGACAGTGAGATAACCCCGAAAGTTCGAGAAGCAGGAATCAGGATTGAGGTGCATGGCTGGAGAAAATTAAAAGCAGGCTGGGCTTGCAAAAGGATAATTCTTGACTGACATCGACATTCACAAGGTTTTAGATTTCATGCGGGACAACTCAAAACTATTCGCTCAGGCCAAGGCCGAACGGGTGTACTTGGAGGAAATGCGGAAGTCTAAAAAAGCCATGCTCATGCAGCAGGCTGAATTAAACGGCTTCAAAACCTCCGCAACTCAAGAGCGTGAGGCATACGCCAGTGGCGAATACATAAGCCTGCTGGAAGGGCTTAAAAGCGCCGTAGAGCGGGAGGAATCATTGCGCTGGATGTTGATTGCAGCACAGGCGAAGGCTGAAGTGTGGCGCAGTCTGGAGGCAAGCAATAGGGCGATGGATAGGGCGAGCGCATAAATTTTTTTAATTTTTTTTCAAAATGCTCCCCTTTTTAATTATTAGTGTGTTAATATTCTTTCATCGCAACGCAACAGGGAAAAAAAATGAGTTTATTCATGGAAGTTTGGCAAGAAGAAAAACCCGTATACATGGTCAGCCAAGAAGTCTCGGATGATTATGGATTTTGCAGGGTTTACTTTGTAAAGAAATTTGACTGCGAAGCAGACGCAGTTAGATTCATGGAAGAAAACGAAGAACTTTATTGTTAATCAACAGGGGAAAAAAAATGATTACAACGCAACTGGAATTATGCTCACTTCAAGCCGCACAGGTGGATTTGCTTGGTCGCCTTCTGGCAGAAATCGCAGACCTGCAAAAACAGGCCGAAGAAATCAAAGACTCAATAAAAGACCTCGCCAGCACTGGCGGTGCAGCGTCTTACGAAGGCCGCTTGTTCAAGGCCACATATAGCGAGTCAAACCGCAACTCAGTGGATTACAAGGCGCTTTGCTCTGACCTGAACATCAGCAAGGACTTGTTGGCCAAGTACACAAAGCAAACTGCGGTGTTCACCGTAAAAGTCACAAGCCGTTAAACATTGGGGGGAAACCCCCTTTATTGGAGATCACATGAAACCAATTTCATTACTAACCCAGCAGATTAAAAGTTTGGAAAAGTTGCCGGAACAAAAGCCGGTAGATCAAAAAAATGAAATTCCACAGATTATCGAAATTGATAGCAATAAAAAATGGGCGTTTGATATTTTGTCAGCGCCAGCAAGAAACAACGAACACGCCCGCAAGTGGGCAGAAATGGTTTTAAGAAAATGATTACCGGAAAAAAAGAATGCCAGGTTATTGAAATGCTCAAAAAATTGAAAGTTGCATCAGCTACCCAGATCGCTGAATTGCTTGGAGAGGAAAAGCGAGTCGTTCAGGGACGCATACAGACTCTCAAGCGTAAAGGGGTGGTTGAAGGTGTAGGCAAGGTAAAGAAAACGCTTACAACGGAGTTCACGTACCGTATCAAGCCACCAGAGCCAAAAGCGAAAAATGATTTTGTTCCTACTGCCACTTTCGAGCAGATGCGAAAATTTAAAAAGCAGATTCAGGGCACGCCGTGGGCACAATTGGCGGTGTTGGTATGACATGGATAATAAGCAAAGCATTAATGAAGGATTACGAGAACTCGCACTTTTTGCGGGGGCAGGTGGTGGAATCCTCGGTGGAAAGTTGCTTGGATGGAGAACAGTATGCGCAGTTGAATGGGAACCATACCCCGCAAGCGTATTGTGCGCCAGACAAAATGACGGGCTTCTCCCGCCTTTCCCGATTTGGGATGACGTTTGCACCTTTGACGGAAAACCGTGGCGAGGACTTGTTGATGTGGTATCTGGGGGATTTCCGTGCCAGGATATCAGCATTGCAAATGTCAGCGGCAACGGGATTGACGGAGAGCGAAGCGGAATGTGGAGAGAAATGGCGCGGGTCATTTGCGAAGTACGACCCAAATACGCATTCATTGAGAACTCACCAATACTCACTTCTAGAGGACTCGACAGAGTCTTGTGTGACCTTGCCAAAATCGGGTTTGATGTTGCATGGGCTGTTGTATCAGCCGCAAGCGTTGGGGCGCCGCATAAGCGAGACAGATTGTGGATCGTATGCAAGATGGCCAACACCGACACGCCGAGATTATCGAGGTGCAAACAGCTACCAAACAACTCAGCGCAAATTGCAAGATGGCAAGAGAGCGCAAATAGATCAGTTGCCGAATGCGTTACAACAAGAATTGGGTCGAGGGATTGGTTCGACAATGAACCCAACGTGGGTCGAGTGGCTGATGGGGTGGCCTCTAGGGTGGACAGACTTAAAGCCATTGGGAACGGACAAGTTCCACTTTGTGCAGCCATAGCATGGAATACATTATTAGGAGAGCTTACGTGACAAAAACAGATGAAATTTTAACTTTGCTTTCTGCAAGGCCAATGACAAGCGAGGAGATCGAGGCCGCTACTGGCCTGACAAAAAATAGATTGTGGGGGTTGATGAAAGCACCACTTCAAAGAATGAAGGTTAAGCGAACAAAGCAGGGATTCTGGGCAATCGACAAGACGTATGACGAAGAAATTGACCGGGGAGTTAAATACTTGCGCTCAATTGGCTACACCGTAATACCACCGAAAGGGAAGAAATGAGTGAAGAACAAAAGTTAATGGGGCAATTAATAATGGCGTTGAAAGTAATTGCTATTTGGGCTGAGAACGGAAGCGCTGAAAAAGACTTTTACGACATTGCAAGGCTGGCAAATAAAACGCTAGAGAAAGTGAAGGGGGCTAAGTTATGAGTAACGTAATTGCGTTGGGTGTATCGCAAATGCACCTTGGAGAATTGGCTGAAAAGATAAGGGAGGTAATCATGGAATATGAGGGGAGAATCAGTTTAGCGGAAGCGGTTGGGGTATTGGAAATCGTTAAATCAGACTTAATTCTCAACAATGCTGAAACTTTATAGGATGATAGAAATGAACCTAGAACCAAGAGAATCCGAGCAACACATTTTTGTGAAAGGATACAGCCATGCGAGCTGACTATTGTCCCATCGGAGGTGAACCCTGCCAGTCTTTATGTACAGAGCCATGCTCTGTTCGAAAGAGCGTAGATTTCGCTGTGGTTAAGCAGTTGATAGAGGCCTTGGAGCAGTTAATGTCGATTGTCACAATACACAGTAGATCGACTTCAAATAGCTTTGCGTGGGCAGAAATGGATGAAGCCAAAGCAGCACTGGCAAAGTTCAAATAATTTTATCAACCAAAAAAGGAAACAAAAATGAGCAACACAATCAACATTAACGGAATTGAATACGTCCCCGCAGCCGATGTGCAGCCTGTAGGCAAATTCGCTCAGTTCACAGATGGCGTTTGGCGTGAAGTAACTAAGGGTTCCGCAGGAGTGACTTTGTATGAGCACCAACCAGCATCGCCTGATGTGCAGGAGTTGGTGGGGGCTTTACAATTTGTTCTTGATGAATTTGAGTGTTTGGTTGATATTTGCTGGGATGCTGACCACATCGCAATTCAAAAAGCACGTGCAGCATTGGCAAAATGGGAGGGGAAATGAGCGACGGATTACCGGTTTTCACACTCATTCTGGGGTTGATTGTAGGCGCTGCGTTTTCATACGGAATCGCAGAAACAAACATCGGTAAAGACTGCGACAAACTCGGAGGGTTCCGGTCGGCGCAGACTGTTTATGGATGTTGGAGGAAGGAATAAATGTTCGACATTGAACCAGTGGGATATGTGGTACACCAGATAAGAAAATGGAGTAGCAAGAATTGGGAGCATACGCTCACACTAACTAACGGTCGGGTGCTGACGTCAAAAGATGGCATCAACTGGACGCGCGATGACACCGACCTATTCAACGAACTCTTAAACCTGCTTGGCCCTACCGCGCCGACCTGCTGCGGATGCTCTGCTGAGTGGCAGAAAGCTATTGATTTGATTAAGAAGCAATTAAGGGTTGAAAAATGACGCGTGATTTCATTGTGTAAAGGAAGTTAAATAATTATGGGGCGAAAGCCCCTTTTTTTTTGCTCATAAATGAATTATCGTAATACCTCAGACCTGCACTGTATGCAGAGAAAGGTATTATGCAAATCCAATATAAAGCGATTGATTCGCTCATTCCATACGTCAAGAACTCCCGCACTCACTCAGATCACCAAGTCGCTCAGATAGCGGCAAGCATAAAAGAATTCGGATTCACTAACCCAGTATTGCTAGATGAGCATGGAAGCATTGTGGCTGGCCATGGCCGTGTTATGGCGGCTCGCAAGTTAAAGCTGGATGAAGTGCCCACAATAACGCTTGAATGGCTCACAGACACGCAGAGACGGGCTTACGTGATAGCGGATAACAAGCTGGCGCTGAACGCTGGGTGGGATGATGAAATGCTTAGGCTGGAACTTTGCGAGTTGGGCGATCTTGGGTTTGATCTAGATCTAACTGGATTTTCAGAGGATGAAATTGCTGCACTTCTTCCGGTCCAATTAACTGATGGACTAACCGACGAAGATGAAGTTCCTGAAGTGCCTGTTGAACCGATTACAAAGTTGGGTGATGTTTGGATACTTGGGAAGCATCGCTTAATGTGTGGTGACTCTACTAGCATTGATGCCGTGGATAAGTTAATGGATGGGCAGAAAGCCGACATGGTGTTCACTGACCCGCCTTATGGAATGTTCTTAAATGCAGATTATTCAGACATGGATAGCAAGTTCAAAGGGTCGAAGGGCGGGAATAAATACGACAAGGTGATTGGCGATCACAATGACTTTACGCCAGAATTAATTAACACAATCTTTGCTTGCTTTAGTTATTGCAAAGAAGTATTTATGTGGGGTGCGGATTACTACGCAGAATTATTGCCAAATAAAAATGAAGGTTCTTGGGTTGTTTGGGATAAGAGAGGCGATGAATCTGCTGACAAAATGTATGGAAGCACCTTTGAATTGTGTTGGTCAAAAGCTAAACACAAGCGCATGATGGCAAGAGTCAAGTGGGCTGGAATCTTTGGCATGGAAAAAGAGCACGACAAAAAGA